CAGCAAGGCTCCCGCAACCGGCACAACCGCTCCCGCAACTGGAACAACCGACAAGTTGGGCGACCGCATCCTCAAGAACGGCTGCGAGGGCGCGGACGTAAAGGAGCTGCAGCTTGCCCTCATCAAGCTGGGCTACGACTGCGGCAAGTGGGGCGCGGACGGGGAATACGGCGACGCCACGGAGATGGCCGTGCGCCGGTTTCAGACGCAGGAGGACCTGGCGCCGGATGGCGAGTTTGGCCCGCTGACCCTGGCGGCGCTCAATAAGGCGCTGAAGAAGCTGAACACGCCCGTGGAGAAGCCCCGGTACGTGCTGATCGTCGGCGGCAACTGCTACGTGCGTTCCGAACCCAGCACGGACGGCGAAAAACGCGGCATCGCCTATTGCGACGCTAAGCTGCCCTATGGCGGGGAGACGGCTGGCAACGGCTGGCTGTCCATCATCTACAAGGACAAGATCGGCTGGGTGTCCAACAAATACGGGAGGCTGGTGGAGTAAATGGAGCAGATCACCTATCAACAGCTCGTCGGCGCGGTGGCCGTCATCCTCGTGCTGCTGGGCGCGTACAACACCATCATGGGCGCGATCAAGACCCACCGCGAGGAAAAGCGCCTGCGGGATTCCCCCGTGGTCAAGCTGCAGGAACGGGTGGACCGTCACGACGAACTGCTGCAGAAGGACAAGGACCGTCTGGACGCCATGGAGAGCAGGATGCAGGACATGGGGGAGCAGAGCACCATCATGCTCCGAGGCGTGCTGGCGCTGCTGTCCCACGAGATCAATGGCAACTCTACGGACAAATTGCGAGACAGCATGACGGAGATCAACGACTATCTGATACGGAGGAAATGACATGAACATCGATCTGACCACCATCATTAACGCCATCATCGCCCTGCTGGCCGCCATCGTGACATATCGCGTCATCCCGTGGATTAAGGCCAAGACCACCAACGAGCAGCAGGCATACATCCGCGCCCTGGTCAAGGCGGGCGTGTATGCCGCCGAGCAGATTTATAAGACCGAGGGCATGGGACAGAAGAAAATGGAGTACGTGAAGAAGTGGCTGCAGATGCACGGCTACGACATCGACGTGACAGAGATCGAGGCGGCAGTCTCCGAGTACATCAACCGCCCCGTGGACGGCGTGGTATATGCGCAGGTTCCGATTGACCCGGCAGGGGAATAACAAATCGACGAATTTCTAGGAGGGCGTCATGGAAAACGAGAACAGGGCCGCAGTCCCGTATTATGCCTATGAGAGCGTTCAAGCCTCCGCAGAACGAACCACGCGGAGGCTTATTATCGCTCTTGTTCTTGCGGTAGTGCTGATGTTTGCCAGCAATGCCGCATGGCTCGTGGCGTGGGTGCAATACGATTATTCGAGCGAAGCAACCACGACCGAGACTGTGACTGTAGACGGGCAGGACGGCTCAGCCAACTATGTCAGCAGAGGCGGGAGCATAATCAATGGCACGTATAACAGTCAAGAGAGTAACCCGGCGTACCCGTACACGCTCGCGGAAGGGGACGCGTGGGACCCGTAAACGCAAGAAGTGACCCGCGGTAGGGGGCGACATGAAAGATTACACCAACTCCCAGATTTCAGCACTGATTGATGAACACATCCACTCGGACCGCGACCGGAGAATCCTCAAACGCCGGTTGATTGATGGCATCTGCTTCGAACCGCTGGCAGAGGAATTCGACATGTCGGACCGGCAGATTAAGAGGATCGTCTACAAACTGCAAGAGAAACTATTCCGGTACCTATAGAAAGACCCGCGTGGGCATTACGCCTGCGCGGGCTCTTTTCTTTTTTGGCCGTAACTGTCCCTTCCGTGTCCCGTAACCGGCCTGCCGGCGTCCTGTCGAATTCTGCCCGAAAATGGGACAATTATCCCATAAACGAACTGATTGAGACACTAAAGCGAATCGGCCTGCCCGCCGCCGAGATCGAGCGCGTTAAACGCTACTACGGAAACGACATCGACGGGATGAGGCAGTATGTGCTGTACATGAGAGCGATGTTTGATGACAGAAATGAATATATGGCGTGAGTTCAACAACAATCCAGCCGGACGGAGAGTGGGAGACTGCGCCGTCCGAGCCGTCTCCGTGGCCTTGGGCGTGGATTGGGAGGAAGCATACGACATGATCGCCGACGCAGGATTCCGGATGGGAGATATGCCGTCCTCGGATTCTGTATGGGGCGCAGTCCTCCGGCAGCACGGCTTTTATAGGGCATCGATTCCGAACATATGCCCCGATTGCTATACAGCGGGAGACTTCGCCAATGACCACCCCAGGGGAATTTATGTCCTTGGTTTTGGCGGACATGTCGCCACGGTCCGCGATGGGCGGCTCTATGATTCCTGGGATTCCTCCCAGGAGATTCCACAATACTACTGGTTTCTGAAGGGGGAGTAAACGATGGCCTACAACAACGGATTCCCGGCAACCTACCCGTATTACATGCCGCAGTACCAGTACCAGACGCCCCAGCAGCCCCAACAGCCCCAGCAGAATGGCATCATCTGGGTCCAGGGCGAAGCCGGCGCAAAGTCCTACCTCGTCGCACCAAACACAACGGTCCAGCTTTGGGATTCCGAGACACAACGTATCTTCCTCAAGAGCGCAGACGCCAGCGGAATGCCAAGCATGAAAGTGCTGGAATACACGATACGCGATCAGACGCCCGGAAACGGCCCTGTCGCGGCACAGGCTCCACAGGCGACAAATCCCACAGACTACGTGACACACGCGGAAATAGACGCCATTACAGCCCGTCTGGACGCATTGAGGGCGGAGGTTGACGGGATGATAAAGAAGGGAGCGAACTCGAATGAGTAATCCGATCTACCAGCAGATGGGACAGCAGTTTAACGGACATAACGTGTCCGGTCTGATGCAGCGGTTTCAGCAGTTTAAGCAGACCTTCACCGGCGACCCCAGGGCGCAGGTCCAGCAGCTTCTCAATTCCGGGAGGGTTACGCAGGCCCAGTTCAATAACGCCGTCCAGATTGCGCAGCAATTCCAGCGCATGCTGGGCGTAAAGTAAAGGCTTCAACCGTCAAGCGCGCAGACGGAGAGCAATATAAAGAAAGGAACTATGAAAATGGCTCTGACAGATGAGAACAACATGGTCATGCCCGTGACCCCGATGTACGGCAACGGCGGGAATGGCTTCGGTGACTTCGGCGGTTCCTGGTGGATTCTGCTCCTCTTCATCCTGCTGGGCGGCTGGGGTAACGGCTTCGGCGGTTACGGCAATGGCAATCTGGCATCCGACGCAGCTGTCATGTATCCGTGGATGAACCAAAGCAATCAGGTTCACGACGGCTTCCGTGACCAGATGATCAACGACAATATCACCAGCATCCGCGACGGCGTGTACGGCATCAACACCCAGCTGTGTAACGGATTCGCCGGCGTCAACGCTGCCGTGTCTAACGGCTTCGCTCAGGCGGAGATCGCCAACAATGCCCGGCAGATTGCCGACATGCAGCAGAATTTTGCAGCACAGACCGCGACCCTCCAGGGCTTCAATGGCGTCCAGTCCCAGCTGGCGAACTGCTGCTGCGAGAACCGCGCCGGCATCGCCGATCTGAAGTACACCGTGGCGACCGAGAACTGCGCTGACCGCACCGCCGCGATGCAGAACACCCGCGACATCATCGATGCACAGACCCGTGGTACCCAGGCGATCCTCGACAAGCTGTGTGCCCTCGAGCTCGACGGCGTGAAGGGCCAGCTGGCTGCTGCCCAGCGCGAGAACGTCGGCCTCCAGAACCAGCTGAACATGGCGACCATGCAGGCCAGCCAGACCGCGCAGAATGCCTTTATTCAGCAGGGCTTTGCTAACGAGGTCGATGCCCTCTATAACCGTCTGAACACTTGCCCCGTGCCCACCACGCCCGTGTATGGTCGAACCCCGATCTTCACCTGCGGCGGCAATACCGTGGGCTGCGGCTGCGGCGGCGCGATTGCGTAAAGGAGGCACACCATGGCTGAATATCTTGCCAACGCGGTGCAGAGCATTTCCCTGAATCAGCCCGCGATCTTCACGGCATCCATTCCGTGCCCTCGTGGTTTCCTTTATCACGAGGATGACACTGGAATCTTTATTCTCCGTGGCGTGACCAACAACTGCTTCGCTCGATACCAGGCGACCTTCAACGGCAACATTGCCATCCCCACCGGCGGCGCGGTGACGCCCATCGCCATCGCGCTGACCGTGAACGGTGAACCGCGCCAGACCAGCCGGGCGATCTTCGTTCCGGCTGCCGTGGACACCTATGGCAACGTGACCAGCACGGCCATCATTACCGTGCCCCGTGGCTGCTGCTTCACCCTGTCCGTGCGCTATGTCGCGGCGGACGAGGACCCGGCAACCACGCCGACACCTGTTATCGAGATGCAGAACGCCAACCTGGTTGTCAACCGGGTAGCCTGACGGGAAGGAGGATAAAGCAATGCATGAACTGTATGAACTCAAGGATATGCTCTGCAAGGAGCTGAAGGAGTACGGCACCAAGGGCGAACTGTCCGCCGGATCTCTGGATGTGGTGGACAAACTGGCCCACGCGGCAAAAAACATCGACAAGATCATTGAGGCATATGAGATGGACGGCGAGTACTCGTCCCGGTCCTATCCCGATGGCGTGGGCGGCTCCTACCGTGGCTATCCCCGCATGGGTCGCTCCTACGCCCGTGGCCGTATGAACGCCCGCAGGGACAGCATGGGCCGTTACAGCCGCGATGACGGCATGGTCGAGGAACTGCGTGGTCTGATGGAAGACGCGCCCAACGACGCCATCAAGCGCGACATCCAGCGCCTGGTAGACAAACTGGAGCAGATGTGAGGTGACGCGCCTTGATCACGGAGAAAGACCTTCTGGAGGCCATCGCCGAGTGTCAAGGCGAACGCTCCCCCAACGCGAACACCTGCATCAAGCTGGCCGCGTTTTACACCATCAAAAATGAGCTATACGGAAAGCCGGAACCGCCGAGTGATTCCCGGTCAATGCCCGAGTATTCCTACGCCGCCCAACCGGAGCCTGTCGAAGCCATCATCGACTATTACAGCGACACGGAATTCTCCCGGGTGATCGACGGTAGGAAACAGGCGGACATCTGGCCCATCATGGACGAACTCATGTCCACGGTTCAGGCGCTCATGCCCAGGCTATACGATGGAGTAATGCGCCGGCTCCAAGGATGACACAAGCCCACCCTCACGGGTGGGCATTTTTGACCCAGATTTACCCTAAAGCCGGTGCGGAGACTTGCGCCGCTGCGTGTAAATACAATAGAAGGAATCGCAAGAAAACGCACACAACCGCATGTATTCCGTTGAACTTTGAAGTTTTCTGATAATGCGCGCATCGGAATCACCTCCTTTAATATATTGTAGCACAAATGTTACAAAAAAGAAATAGTATTTATGCTACATTTGGTATTTACAGAATGTAGCATTTATGCTATAATAATCATGTAGCAAATAAGCGACGGAAAACATGAGGGGGTGAAGCAAATAAGCAACATCGCAAAACTGCGTAAGGCAAAGGGCTGGACGCAGGAAATCTTAGCGGACGCAAGTGGCGTAAATCGAACCATGATAGCGCGGTTTGAAACAACAAACGCAAACATGACGATTGAAACCGCGAAGAAACTTGCAGACGCACTTGGCTGCACTATTGATAAATTGATCGGAAAGGAGGAAACACAGGATGAGGCGCGCGGTAATGGCTGATGGTCAGATTGCTGTCTATGATAATGGCACGGTTAATCTCATTATAGGTGGCAAAGAATTACCTGCGCCCGTCAAACTGTACCGCAACTATTACGGCTTTTCACACAAAAAGATGTATATGGTGCATCGTCTGGTTGCTGAAGCTTTCATTGAGAATCCAGAACACAAGTCTCAAGTCAACCACAAGGATGGGAACAAACTCAATAACAACGTTGCAAACCTTGAATGGGTAACGCCGAAAGAGAATATCCGTCACGCCGTTGCTACCGGGCTGAAAGGCAATAGACCGAATTGTCGCAATGACTGAAAAAAGAATAGTTTCTTCACAGCGCGATACAGGGCCGGATTAACACAGAAAGCAGCAGCAAAAGCAATCGGAGTATCTCAGGGCACGATTAGTATGTGGGAATACGGTCAGACCTATCCCGCAGGTGAACGGCTCAAGGTTGTTGCACAAGTTTACGGTTGCACAATCGATGAATTGCTCCGGGGTTATAAGCCCGCATGATCAATGACTGAAAGGAGGGAACCTCATGACCCGGCAGGAATGCGAAGCGAAGCTGCTATCGCTGGCGGAACAGATGCGCGCGGTGTACATGGCGTACAATCCGGCGGGCGATTTCATGAGCGTAATTATGGACGCCGACGGCTACATCTGCGTGGATGATACGTTTTTCACCAGGGATCGGCAGATCGTGCGCGATGTCCACGGCGACGTCTTCAAAACGGTCGACGTGACCAAGTACGCCGACGGCCACATCCGCGGCGCTGCCCGCAGCACGACGTAGCACAGGAGGCAACCATGAGGATGACAGTGCCTATTGAGGTGCAGGTTCCCACGCCCACGATCAACATCACCCTGCCGGCCAGCATCCCGCTGAT